CCCTTATTTTGTTAGACGCAGTTTGTGTTACAGCCTGCAGCCGAGCAGCACGTAGTACATACCGTAAGCTTTCCATTTATAAAAGTAGAGCTTGTGTGGCAGGCGGCATACGCCATGCTTGCTATTAGTAACATGTAGATTCCGAGTAGGTATTTCATCTCTTCTCCTTATTTAAAAGATCCCGGCAGTGTTCTATTACGTCATATTTATTGATAAGACCCCAGTCGTTTCTCTTTTCAATCGCTTGCATATACATCTCAATATACCTCCCCTTGGGCAAGTGAATATTATCCCCATAGGTTCCTATCTTACTTAAGAACTTCTTCTCCTCTGCAGTGTTATGACTATTGATCGAATCCCTTGGTTGCATCGGCTTAAACTTGGCGGTTACCGGTAGAACTTTCATTTTTGTACCTCCTGTTTTTATATTGTTTTACTAAGTCTAGTTATTAATATATTAAATGTCAAGTATTATTATCTAGGGAGAACCAATTATTGTCTTAAAAGATAAATGTATCTGTTAGGCTGCTCTGTTATAATACCACCTCTTCTTGGTAGAAGAGCCTGTAGTACAGAGAGCCGCGCCCTCCAGCCACCGGCTCTCTTTTTTTGTTCCCATTTTCCCCAGAGCGGTATTAAACAGGATCATACCGGCATTAAGAGCGGTATCATAAACCCTATAGGTGATGGGTTTCAGGGTAAATACCGGTATGAGGAGCGGTATTAAAAGAACTCATCCTCTTTGAATTCTGCAACAAACTTACAGATACTCTCAATGGCGGCATCCTTTCCGTGGGCCACAATCACAGTGTGACCAATACCCTCTAGGTATTCGATCCAGTCCTTTTGTGCTGCGCTTACCGTTCCACCACTCTCGCGCTTCATCTCAATCCATAGGTTCCACGCAGGGATATACAGATCCGGTACCCCAGAGCTAACACCCTCAGCCTTGAGCCTGGCGCCAGTACCTGCAGACCGAGCGCCACCATTTGGTATGGCGAATATCCGAACTGTTATATTACGCCTAAACCATTGCACCAGTTCGCGCTGCTCCTCATGTTCTGTCTTCATGCCCAGCTCCTTTCGATAACTCTAAAAAACTTACCGTCCCGATTGAATATTATCTTTTTCGGGGGCTTTAATTTATTCAAGAATACAGAGTTCTTCTCCATGTCATCGCCCACCTCATGCTCGTAATATGGCACACGCCTAGAATCCCAGTATATTTTCATCAGCAGTTTACGAGCTATTTCTCCAGCGTATCCATCATGGGCAATGCAAAGGTACTCGCTCACAATTGGATCTGATATGCCCCTGCCATAGTACCTCACCATAAGCATATCCTTGCCCGACTGCTTGCCAGTATGAGCGCACCACAACCATGATTCAATCGCCATATCAGTTCCATCCAGCCCCATGATGTCATCGTTACGGAGCTTTAGCTTTGGCTTTTCCTTTTCTGGGAAAACATACTCACATGACGGACAGATCTTAGTAGACGGATGCACAAACTCCTGGCACTCCGGGCATACCTTAACTGGCGGTACACCACCACCTTCAGACACCCTTTCTGGTGGCGCCACATTGGTGATTGGTCCATGGCGGGCAACATTCCCAGCAAAGTCCAGCACCAAGCAATGATCGGTGTGGAGCTTAGGCCGCATCCCCCTACCTGCCATCTGAATGTATAACACGGCACTCATGGTTGGGCGCAGCATTGCAATCAGGTCAAGGTCTGGATGATCGAATCCAGTGGTCAGAACATTGGCATTGGTCAGCGCCCTGATCTTTCCACTGCGGAAATCTTCCAAGATTCTAGCCCTATCCTTCTTGGGGGTCTCCCCAGTAACCACCTCAGCCACAATACCACGCCGATTAAGCTCATCAGCAATATGCCTAGAGTGCTCTACGCCAGAGCAAAAGAATAGCCAAGAGCGCCTGTCACCAGCCATCTCCAGTACCTCAGTCACCACCCTGGAATTCTGTAAATCGGTATCGACTGCAAACTGCAGCTCACTCTCAATGAACTCCCCGCCACGCTTGTGAACTGAAGATACATCCAGCTCGGCTTTAGTCTTTTTAGATTTCAGTGTTGCCAAGAACTTTTTGTGTATCAATTCAGGTATATCAACAGACATCAGCAGCTCATCAAATATGGCGGGCTTGTCAGTGATAACCCCATGCCCCAGACGATAGGGCGTGGCAGTCAAGCCTATGACCCGCAGATTTGGGTTGATCGCAGTCAGGACATCTATCAGCGTCCGATACCCACCCTCAGTCTTGTGACCTACAAGATGGCACTCGTCAATAATGATTAGATCGACATGACCAATCTCATTCCCCCTCTTCCTAACAGACTGTATCCCAGCAAATGTGATTGACTGCCCCAGTTGGCGCAGTCCCATGCCTGATGAGTAGATCCCCATCGGAGCATCAGGCCAGTGCTCACGCATCCTAGCAGCATTCTGCTCAATCAGTTCCTTAACGTGTGTCAGCATCAGGATCTTGGTGCTAGGCCAGCTCTGTATCGCTTCCTTGCAGAACGAAGCAATGATGTGACTCTTGCCAGAGCCGGTTGGAAGTACAATGCACGGGTGCTTGAGCTTGCTGGTCCCAAACCATTTATCAAGATCGTCAAGAACCCGCCGCTGATAATCCCTTAGCGTTGCATCACTCATCCTACAATCCTCGCATCCATTTCCATTCGTGTATCAATAATATCTTGAGTAGGATTGGCGCAGGCGCTGGGGTTTGCTACCATCTCTCGGCTTGTGAAGCTGTTGCAATCGGCGGCACCATTCTTCACGGGCTTGCCGTCAATGATATAGACAGCCTCGTGTGCGTTGTCGCTATCTACCCTATCCCACGGCACAAGGTCTGGGTGCAATACATGAGAGTTGCAGCCAGTGCGCTGATTCTCTACCGCCAGTTCAATGTTGTCATACCTAGCACAAGTCCATTTCGATTCTGGCGTAGCCGTAGAGTGGGCGCAGGTGCGACAGTTGACCTCCTTGGTGAGCTTAGTGTCGTGGCAGAACTTATGCGCCGGACACCACTTACACTGATACCAGTCTGGTGCAGCTCCAGCACATGGCTCTGGCATACGGTCCAGCATCGTGATTCTGACCCCACGAGCAACAGCCTTCTCCGCAACCGCCTTATCAAGACGAACTCGTTCGGTATAGATGCGGTCATCGTCCTTGCACACGCCAACATATAATGCCCGGTCAATCTTCTTGCCCAGCATATAGACCTGCATTTGAATGAAATGCGCGGGCTTACTTGTCTCAACACCAGACTTAACTAGATCATCAAATGACTTCTTGGAGTGTGTCTTGAACTCGGCTATGTGCTTCTTTGCTGGCGCCTCAGGGACTCCATGTGTAATCACACCGTCCAGGCTACCAGATACATGAGAGCCAAAATCAACCCGGCTCTGAGCATCACCAGTTGATACTATGTTTATGCCTATGGACCTCAGATCGCTTAAGATCTGCGCCTCCTCATTCTGGCCGCGCCGGAAAAGGCGCAAGATTCTTCCCGGAAACTTCTCGATTACTGACCATCTAAAGGATAGCCATAACCATCTATCGCATGGATGGCCCAGAAGAGATGCCCCAAGGTGGGGGCGCGGAGGCTCCTGCCGATCCTCGTGAGCTTTGTCAATCAGGGCAGATAATGAATTAATTGGTTCTGGGATTTTCATATAATGAACCCCACCCTTTCGGGCAGGGTCTCCGTTATTTTACTTCTTTGTCCAAGGAGGGGTGCTCCCACTCTTTGCAGCCTTTGATATATCTGCCGGCATAGCTCCATCTAACGCCTTGTAAGACTTGATCTTATTCTTATCCCCATACTCTTTACTGGTCTCAATGCCAAGGTTAATCTTCATTCTGGCGCCAATAAGCTGGTCTGAATCAGTAACCTGATCAAGTCCAACAGCTAGCATGATCGCAGCAAATTGTTCCTTGCCAAATTTTTCAGCGCCTGGGTTTTCGTTGCGAATATTTATATTCGTGAATACAACACGGCCTTGGTGTGTCGGGCCAGTGATGTCAAAGCGAACTGCAATGTACTTGCCGGTCCCAGACTTTGTGGCCTTAACTTCAGCACCAGTTATCGTTGCCTCGTACCAACCTTCTGGTAATGGCTCAAACGAGTTTGATGGCTGTGGCATCTTGCTTAGTTCAAAGGTTTCATCTAATGAGGCCATTTTTATTGCTCCTTAATTTGAATTGAAAAGCTAGGTCTCCCCGGCTCGGTTGTCACCGCGTCCAAAAGTGGGCGGGTAATTGCTTCTGCTGCTGATTTCCATGCTGTTACATTCATCTCTGCTTTCCAACGGAATAGGCTTTGAAGGTGGTCAGACAGACCATACTCCTTAGCAATCTCCGCCAACTTCTCTGCATCAATCTTACGATTGAGCCGGCCAACGATCTTAAGCTTGTACTGCCCTATGTCAAAGTTCTCCGTACCATCCAAAGACTCTGGAATCTCAAGGGCTTCTACAATTAAATCCTCAAAACGCCTGCGCTTTTG